ATTTTCAGAACACGCTTGGTAAATCCGATTTCATCTGCCAGTAACTGTTCTGCCTGGTCATACGTTTCGTTTAATGGAATTTTACCACGCTTGGCAACATCAGTTGGTTTTTTTATTATTTCAGAAACTGCATTAATGGTCGCCAGTACATCCTCACCAGATTCCATTTTATCAAAATTAAAATCAATGCCTTCATCGGTAGAAACTAAAATATTATCCTTTTTAGTCATCTCCAAAACGTCTAAGGCATCACCTTCATTTGCCAGACCAGTTTTTTTAGTAGCCGCAGACGTAATTGTTTCGTCTGAAGTTTTTGCAATGGTTGATAAAGCGTCACCCAAGCCTTCGTCTGAAGGCAGTGTTGTGGCAATGTTTGCATCACGACCCCCTGCTTGAAAACGCTCCAGACCTTTTTTTGATAAAACACTTTCTTCTAACTTTTTTTGTCTGCCAGTGTAGGTTGTTCCAGGTTCCATTAACCGTTCTGTCGTGGGTATGGGAACGGCACCTTTGATAAGATCACCACCTGCATCTGTGACAACTTCCTTAGATCCGCCTTTTATTATCCCCTTTCCAATTTCTCCTAGCCAACTTGCCAGTTGAATAAACTCTGGTGAATGCGGATCTTTGTCAGCAGGTTTTAACACACCTCCGCTTTGCAGTGCATTCCTTGCCTGATTATCTGGTATCATTTTATACCTTTTTTAGTTAAGATTATTTGAGTTATGCCACTATAGTGGAAGCATCAAGACCAATTTCTGCGCCAGTATCTAACAAGTTTAAACCATCAAAAGACGCTAATGGTATTGCACCTTGCATAAACTTTTTAAATACTTCTTCTTTAGATTGACCAGTTAATTGTGATGTAACGTCTACGCGATCATCAATTAAATCTACGATTGTTTTAGGTTCAGATCCTAACCCAGTTAAATCGCCAAAAGTAAACCAAGTTAATGATTGTGCTTCGGCTGGATTAACGCCTGCAATTTCCGCAACCTTTTTATAAATATCGGCAAAAACGGCATACTCAGTTTGCATCGATTTGCCATTAATCATTTGTTTTGCAAGTGTATCTTTTATCATTGTAGCAACGTCTAAACTACTTGGATCTTTTTTATACATTTCTTGAAATTCTTTTGTTTTCTTAGGCTTTTTACCACCTATAAAATCTATAGGCACTGAACCTGGATTAAGTTTATTCATTACATAAAATACGGCTCTGATTGCGTGAGTGTCTACAGTTACAACCTTTAAATTACCAGATACGTTTTCTGCAAATGATACTGGCTTGGGATTGGTATTTACATTTAGTTTTCCAGCTTGTTTATCCTCAATTAATTTTTTATGTATGCCACCTTCATTAATCATCATAGGGTAGCCTTTTTCATTTATACCATCCCCACCTGATCCTAAAATTTCAGTTACATCTTTACCTAAAGTTTCTTTGGCAGATACAAGTGATGCGCTTCTTAAATTTTCTTCTGTTCTAGTGCGAGGACTAGTAACTGCATAATTTTGTGCAAACTTAAATAATTGTTTTTTAGCTACTTTCTCTGGTATTCCTAGTGCTACGGCTTTGTCTATTAGTGGAGCCGTATGATAAAAGTATTGTACGTTAGAACCGATCGCTGGTTTTATAGAATTTGCTATTTCTTGTGCAATAGCATCTGTATTATCTAGCACGGCTCTGGCTCTATCTCTTATTGGCAACGTAGCAACTTCGCCATTATTTCTAGGTAACACAATTTCTTTTTGTTTATGGCTAACTAGAGTTTTTTCATACGATTTTGGACTTGTATCAAATAATGGATTTTGTCCAGATGGTTGTACTCTGTCTTTAGGACTTAATTCCATTTGTTTGGCTCTAGCATCTAATACAGTTTTAGTATCATCTAATACTTGTTTGGCGTTTGGCAAAACAACATCACCCACCACATCGTCACCTAATTTTAAAGAAGTATCAGTAATTTTTTCTATTTCAATTCTAGGTTTAAATAATTGTATTTCTACTGCATCTTCTACATCATCAACATTTATATCTTTATAAAATGCCTCTATTCTATCATTTTCTAATTGTTGAAATTGAATACCATCATAACCATCAGCTAATGCTTTTTGTGGATCTCTATTATAAGTTTGCTCCCAAAGAGTACGACCTTCATTGTTTTTTAAATTTAATATTTTAAATGAACCCTTTAATTTATAAATCTCACCTTCAGGGTCTTTGCCTAACTCACCTCTTGTAAAAGCTGATGCTAGTTTTTTATTATTAGTTGCATTTATAGCAGGTATTGCTCCAAATTGTGTTCTTCTTGATTTATTGATATCAAGATAATCTAAACCTTTTTTTGTAGTGCCGTGAAACAAACTAGGATATTCCAATACCATATCAGAACCTTTATTAACTTGTTTTGGTAAAATTACCATAGTAGAATCCACAACATTATCTACCACATCGTCACCTGACTTCAAAGCACCTTTAACAATAGGCTTAAGGAAGTTTGCTTCTGCATCTTGAGTACTCATTGCTACACTGCCAGCGGTTGCACCAGCTACTGGCTTCCACGGTACATATTTTGCGCCTAGCATTATTGCTTTTATAACACCTTCAGTAGCACCGCCTAAAATTCCGCCTTCAATCGCGGACTTGGCACGGTTAATTATTTCAGGGTTATTTTCATTTTTCTCCAAAATCGAAACAACGGTGTTACCAATGTTCGTTCGTTCCGCTGGTGTCGCACCATCCCACATTTTTGTTAGCGAAACTGTCAGCGTTGGATCATTAGGGTTAAAAGCCGCATAGTCAGCTATTGCTCCCCAATACAATCCACGAACAAACGCATTTGCACTGGTTAAGGCTTTTACCATTGTAGCTGCAGGAACCGCTGCAACGCTAAATTGTGCTACACCTTCCGTGATACCGCCAAGCATTTCATTGTCATATTGCAGATTTTCTACCCAGGTATTTGCCGTTTTAACACCAGGGATGTTGTCATTGACAAAATTATTATAAGCATCCAATACATATTTTATGCTATCCGAACCACCAATGGGCATATCAGAACTAATGTACTGACCAACGCCTGGAACCTTTGACATAACCCAATTTAACGTATCAACTGGCGCACCTACAAGTTCAGCAGCACCATACAGTGTTTCTTCAGCACCTTTGGGTACGCCTTTCACAATGGCTTTACCTACATCAGATCCTACAGAACTCACATTGCTCAATGTTTTATCAATGAATGACTGACCTTGCGTATCTGCTTCGCCGCTATCACTCGTCACCGTTGGCTCTTTCACTGGTTTTGATCTAAGTAGGGAACCTATAATGTATAGGTTGTCTTGTTCTGTTTCATAATCCATTATTTCATATCTTCCGCAAAATATGTGATATACGGTTTAAATTCGATATATCTCTGATACAGAAAAGCATCAGCTTTAAAATCTCCTGAAGTTCTTTCTGTAAAAAAATCGGAAACACTTTTAATAGGGTTTGATTCATCAAGTTCAAAATCAAATTTTCCAAAAAAACCATCGCCCTTCATTACTTTTAAAAACGTATTAAACTGATCTCTAACTAACTCTTTCAATGGTTCTTTGTTTGCTTTAATAAGTTCCTTTGCTTTTTCCTGCACCTCACTATAGGTCGCCATTTTACCATCTTTTTCGCGCCACTCGGTTAAACTAATATACGTTGCAAAATACATTTCTTTTGCTAAATCTGATAAATTCGAATTGTCGTCTTTGTACTGTTCGTATTTAAAAGCACTGCTTATTTTTACTTTTGCTTGTTTGTTTGCGTCATCCATTTCTTTAAGAGCAAGTGCGGCATACTTTTTAAAATCTTCAAGTGTAATTTGAGATTCAGGTATGGCATTTACTGCATCAAGCGTTAAATTATTCGTTGCATCTAACTGAATCAAAGTACTAATAACAGTGCGGTCACTTTTTTTGTCTTTGTCTTTTTCTTCTGGTTCTTCAAACCTTTTCATATATTGGTCGTGATCCTTCCACATTTGCTTAGTCATCTGCTTTTTATTTATTAGCCTAGCAACGATGGCTTGAATTTTTGTATTTTGATTTGGTATTCTTGGATCAAGGTTAAAAATTTCATTAAAATTTTTATCCCTTTCTTTATCTATTCTTTTATTTTCGGCATCTTTTGCATCCTGCCTTTGCTTCTCAATACTGTTTGCCATTGTTGTAAAAGATTTGGTAAGTTCAAATTTCTGGTCTTCACTCAGAAGGGCAAACATCGCCTTCATAATTGGATCTTTCAGAGTTTCCTTCGAGAATCCTTGTGCGATGCTGAGAGCGTTCTCAGACGCATTCATCAAATTCTGCATCGTGCCTTTGACAATCGATGACAAGGCTGCTTTTTTTCGTGTGACCAGTTCTTCTGCGTCAATGGTACCATCGGCGAACGCTCTTGACAGAGAACCTTCCCAAGATTTAGTACCATCCGCATTCTCGATAACATCCGATGAAAAAATGCTTTTAAAAGCACTGATTCTGTCCTTTGAGGTCTGACTGATGTTAGCTACAATGCTGGCATTGTGGTCAATTTCTAAAGACAAGTTCCCCTTGTTCAGTGAAATCAGTTTGTCGTTATTGTGTTTTTTGAACTCACGCAGGTATTTAATTTTCAGTTCCTGCGCCTTGGAAACAAAACTGTTTCGTGCCAGGTTGTTTGACAGAAGCGGAATGCCGTTAGTATCGTTCTTCTTGCCAGAATTAAACTTTGTAATTGTCCTGTCTACTTCGTTTAGAAAACTTGTTTCAGCCGCTTGTGGATGAGGGTACTCTTTCCATTTTTCTGAAATTGCGTACAGTTCTGAATCAAGCGTAGACGATGCATTGTTAACCTGCGTCTGCGCTTCAATCTCAAACTTCTTAACCGTCATATTAAGAATGTTCTTACCCAGATCTGCCAACGCCTTGCCTGATTGCGCATACACATTGGGATCTGCCTGAACGGTAAGAAAATTACCAGACCCTGCCTGATTGAGTTTTACCTGCGATTTATATGTTGGAACTTTCATTAAAACATCTGACTGACTGTATTGGCATTACTTAATAAACTACCAAATGCCTGCGACCGCATTGACTGTGCCGATATCTTCGCCTGCTGAAAGGCAATTTCACCGCGTAACCGTTCATTAATCCCCTTTTCTTTTAAGTCCGCTGAATCGGCGGCAGCATTTGCTCTGATTTTCTGTATGTCCATTTCCGCTTCCATTGCATTTTGCATCTGTACTTCAAGTGCCGTACCGCTTGTAGACACAATGCCGTTTTTCATATAGGTCTGCGCCGTTGCCTTGTTCAGCCTGTCGAAGTCAGCACGAAAATCCACAATGTCCATTTCGGCACGGTGCTTGAGAAGTTTTGCCTTGTTCTCCGCTACCTTCTGATTTCGTAAAGCAACCTCACGGTTATACCTGCCTGCTTTTTCTGCACCGCTTGCCGCTTTCATCTGCCCCATAAACGATATGGCGGTTGCTCCTGCCGCTACATACGGCATTGCCGCTGCCATTGCTGGAGCCAGTGCTACAAATTTACCCATTCGTCATCCTTTTACTTGTCATAGACCGCAATGCTTGGAAATACCGCAAGCAAGGTCATTGGCAATGCCTGATCCTGCTTTATTACCAGCGTTCCATCATCATCAAATCCGCCGTTAAATTCGATTGTCTTGTCGCCAGTGAACATCGGCACCGCTTCATTCTGCGCCATTCCAGAGGTACGGAAAGACAACGTATCTAAATTGTTTAAATCGGTACCAACTTTCATTCCTACAGTACGGTAAAATCGTGCCGTCACTTCCATAATTCGCTTGACTTTGCCCTGCGCACTGCCCTGCTCACTGCCTAGATCTGGTCGTAATGTTTCCACATAGCTGTTAAACGGCAATCCCACACACGCCTTTGTTACCGCAGCATCCAGTGAAATGGCATTACTGCTGACCAGTTTGTTGGTCTGCGCCGAACCATTACCCAAAATGGCAACCGCTTCGCCATCAATGTGGTCAAGTCCGCTAAAAGTAGAAGTTGACGAGCCAGAATAACTCAAGCCGCTATCAACAAAAAAAGCATTGTTAATGTCCGTACCGAAATCAAAGTCTTTCATATATTCGACATACCGCTTGGTCGCACCGCCAATCGTCCGTTTTACAATCAACCATACTTGGTCTTCATCGAGATCGCCTGGTATGGTGGTAACGCTTTCCACGACCGCGTGGCTCTGGTCAGTCGTTGCCATTCGTGTCGTATCCGATGATTCAACCGTTAAATACCCAGTGCCTGCCCTATTGGTTTCATAAACGGTCACCACATTAGCAGCAGGGTTCGCTACGGTAAAATCTGCGTGAGCATTAATAGCAGTATAAATATTATCTGCGGTTGTGTTGTTGCTTTCGTTATGAAAAAACTTATTGGTAGCTGGTGTACCAGTTCCTGCACCCTGGCAAGTAAAGGTCACCGTATTGCCATCCGATTTTGTGAACACCAAAGTCGCATTTGTTGCAATGTTGGAATAATCCGTAACCGTAATTGTGCAATCGCCTGACACGCCACCAATGATGTGACGATGCCACGCCACTACCTGCTCTTCACGCCGATAAGTCATTCCAATTAACTGACCGTCTGCACGGACACCCCATACCACCGAATCTGGTTCCTGCTGATACGCCATAGCCGATACACCATTTTCCGTGATGTGTTCCGCCAGAATGGTCATATCTGGTGCCGTGAAACTTGCCACATCGGAATTATACACCAATTCCCTGACTTTTCTTTTTGCTCTCTGAACAAACAAGGTAGCATTGGCAATCTGCAATGCCTGGATGTCAGCACTGCCATAAGTCGTCTGCTGCTTAATCTGCGTGTTAATCGGCGTTAAAGGCTCATCAATGCCTGATGCCCTTACCACAAATTCACCACCACTGGTACCAACGACTAACTGTGTGCCAGACGATAGATACCGAATGACATTAACCTGACTTGACCCAATCGTATAAACCAGACCATCGGTGTTTGCCGTGCCAGTTTTAAAGTTTTCATAATCGCCTGACTGCGAAAACCAGAGTGTCTGCGGAGCATTTGCCGTACCACCAAACACAAGCCGCTGTTCGTAAAAATTTACAGTTCGTGGATACGATCCAGAATGAAATGCACCCAGTGCAAAATTATAGTCATTGTTACTGGCATTCGTCAAATCAAACTGCAGCGTCCGTGAGTTGCCTGCACCATCAGATACTAAATCATTGCCAGGAGCCAGCGTAATGACGTTTGCCGTTACCGCTACAATCAGTTTCCCAGTTGCATTATTTGCTGCATCACCAAAACTGGCACCTTTAATGATGTGACCAACCCTAAAACCCTTTTTAATGAAATTGCCTGCACTGTCTTCAAAGCGGTCATTATGTTCCAAACCAGTAGAATCAGGGTCACCTTCGTGCGCCGATATTGTACTGGCAGTATACGTTGGTGCCAAAGACGCATCCGCTGCATCCATTGTACTATCCAAACGCGGTTGCACTGTTGCCGTAACAACTGTGGCACTGGTATACGCCGTAATCTTTGCATATCCGTCATAAACTTTAACAAGCCGCCCAACATCAGTAGATGCAAAGGTGTCTTGTGCCGCCGTCAATGTCACACCAGAACCAGTATGCGCACTTGCCGTCATATAGTTGGTCGTATCACTGTTGGGGTCTTGAAAGGCACCCCACTTTAAGTCAACTTCCGTTAAAGTCCAGGCATTGTGATCGGTTCGTGTCAGCTTACGCACTGAGTAGCTTGGATGCACCATATACATCACATCCGCCGTCTGTGCGAACTTGACCTGGTCAAGATCAGACGTTCCGTAAGGCGTGGTAATTTCATAGGGCGTGGTTCCACTGGACACGATAATGCCGCCGTCCTTGTAGAAGCGCATATACTGATGCCCCAATTCTAAAACATACGCCTGATCAACATTAAATTCAAAAGGGATCAGTCGTGTCTTGTTGGCACTGGTCTTGATTTCCTTGACAAACCGTGTGCCTGGTCGTCTGGTCACCCCACCGTGCGGCTGCACCAGAAAGTTCTGCAACGTCTTAACACCGTTGTCATAACGTCCTAAATCGGTACGACCTGCAAGTCGTGGAGACAGTTCGCCTGCCGTAAAATTCTGTTTGGCACCAGTAACCTTCGCCATCGATTAAAACCTCGATGCAATGAACAAGTCACCTTCCTGATACGTTTTGTCCGTCAGGTTGGTAATGTTGTCTGGTGTTCCTTCAGTCGCATCCACAAAGCGCGCTTCACGCAGTTTGTTGTCGTACAGATCCCACATCTGCTTCGTCAATGACGCACTGTTAACCAGCGCATAGCTGATGTCACTGGCAAGACGTGCAGACATTGCTTCAATTAATAGCTGATCATAAGTGTTAACGTCCGTAACCCTGCCGACATAAACCAGCTTTACCGTGCTTTCATTAGCCAGAAGTTTACGCCCTTCAATGGCGTGTACGGTGTCCTGATCCTGCAAGCGCAGTACTCTTAGACAATATGGATCGGTGGGGAGTGTAAATTGATAGGAAAAATCAAATGCTGGTGCCGATGAATCGGCGGTCAGGGATGCTCTTGAAATTAAACAGTTCCAGGGATGGGAGCGGAAAACCGCATCACGAATTAAGGTGTATCTCTGGTTGCAGACACGCCCTGCCTTGGTATCTTCATTCAAAGCAGTAATGGTGGAAGCACCAATCATATTGAGCGCACTGTTACAAATGTCAACTTCACTTGGCATAAAAAATTCTTTCGTTTTAAGCGGAAGGGGTCTTAATGACCCCTTCCAAGGGGAGAACCTTTAATCAATAACGTAATACATTACCAATTCAACTGTTCCAGTACCTGCTGCGCCGCCCATGACAACGGTAATTGGAATACCGTCTTCATTTGCGTCAACAACACTGTTTCTTCCTAATGCAGACGTAGCCGCAATATCTACCGTAGTAACACTGGTAGACGCTGCTGCCGCTTTATATTCGTCAACATCAAGCGCAACGGTTGCCCCTGCACTGCTGGTGTAAGCCGCGTGACCTACGGACAGTGTAGTAGAACTACCCATTGCATCGTGAACAAGTTCACCTTTTAGGATTCTTGCACCGTTTGGAAGATTAAACATCTCAATAACGTCACCAGACGCTAGTGAAGATGCTTCGTAAAGAGCATAAGCAACACGAATTCTGCCGCCAAGTTCATTAGCTTTAATCATTTCCTTTGGTTCATTCTGATCCCATTTAGTTTTTTGAACTGAATAGACTGTAGCCATTTTTTACCTCCTCTACTCTGAACAAGCTATTTCTACTACCTTGGCTTCTTCCATCCTTGTGGCTCCTACCGATTGGCAATAGTAAACTTGGGTTGAATAACTCTTATCGGAACGCTCCGAAATTTTTGCCGTTGGTTCTTTTCCAACTGCTAATTTCATCCCATCGTGACTCCAACAAAAAACTCTACGATCACTGTTTGTATCCACTGGCAATCGGTTAGATACGATGAATTTAAATCCAACGAAATCTGAGATTACACCTTGGCTCAAGGCACGGACTGTGTTGTAGTCTGCGCTTGTTACAGTGGTGTTATTCAACAAATCAGAGATCTGTTTTGGGGAACAAACAATGTAGCGTGGAATTGATGGGTCAACATTACCAGCATCTAAAATTTGCTTTGCATTTACCAATTTGGCAATTGTAAGCCCTGCACTGCCATGTGCAATTTTGTTTGCAGCAGTGAAAGATGTAGTCGTTGAACCGTCCTTCCCAGTTTTCGCATCTCCGTAAAGAGCCGCGATGATAACATCGTCCATCGCCCTGCCCATCGCAGCAGCCGCCGCTCTGGCATAGGTTGATGTTGGGTCGATTAATAACCGCACTCTGTCAGCCGAATCAATCAAATCTGCGTATTCATAATCAGAAAGCACGACTTGTCGTCTTGAGTGAGGGGTATCAATTATTGGTGTATCGGAATGCCTGCTAGTTCTAAGAACTGCCGCTGCACTACCCACCTGATCGAAAAACGCCTTCTCGCCGTTGACGGTTTCTGTATCTACTGCTGATCGCAATAGAGATCCCATCTGCTGAGAAAGCATTTGCACGTTCGCCGAAAATTGGTTGACGAAACTAGTTGTCACTTGTGTAGACAATAGACT